ATCATTATCTGCCCTTATTCAGCAGTATTATATGCCAGTTTTGTATGATAATATCTTTAAGAAATCTCATCCATTACTCGCATTACTGAAGGGCAAAGCAAAGACCTTTAATGGTCGTGAAATCGTAGTACCAATAGAATATGCATCTGGTGGTGCATCTGTCTGGGGTGATAGGCACGGTCTTGGTAGTGCATACGCTCCATCAATAGCTGATATTGCAATGACAGCATCTTATAAACCATCAATGTTAACTGGTCACTTTCTTTTAACAAAGGAAGAAACCTTGTTAATGAATAGCCCACAAGCTATTAAAAACATTGTTGGTGCTAAAGTAAAGAACCTTCAAAAAGGTATGGAAAAAACAGTAGCGGAGAATTTATTTGTTACTGCTCCCGCTGAAGATGCTTGGTCACCAATTTCTGGGCTGTTAAGTGCTGGTTCATATGATGACTCTGAATCTCCAGCTAACACAATTCACGTTGGTGGAATTAACTCTGGTACATATAGCTGGTGGAAAACTCCTGTATTAGGAGTATCTGCATTTTCTGATGCTACTGGTGAAAATGACAGTCCAGCAGATGGTGAAGACTACATTGCAGAAGCTGATATGGTTGATGCAGGAAAGAATACTTACATTTTGAAGATTCTTGCTAAAGGTGTAGCAAACGCAAAAGCTCAGACAGGAGAAAATCCAGATATAATTCTTGTACCTCAATATCTATTTGACTTGATTGAGAACGAGATTGATCCAAGAAAAACTGGCTCAAAGATGTCTGAAAGAATGGGATCGCTTGGATTTACTGGTCTTAACTTTAGAGGAATTGACATTGTAGCTGATCAAGATATGGTTACTGCACAGGCTACCTCTGGAGATATGGAGCATAAAGATGGTAAGATCTATTTCATTAATACAAATTACTTGCATATGTTCTTTAACTCTGGTGCAAAATTCACTGCATCTGATATGATTGAAGATACAAAGAGTAATACTTTCGTACAGAAAGTACACGCTTACGGTAATCTTGCGGTTACAAATCGTAAGGCTCATTGTGTTGTGACTGATCTTTATTCACCAAACGATTACGCTTAATTGTAATCTATTAACCTTACAGCCCTCATCATTCGGTGGGGGCTGTATAGCCCTGGAGAAACTATGACCACAGCAGAAATGTTAACCGTATTAGGAGATCGCCTGGAAGATACCTCTGGGGATCTTTTTAGTGAAGCAGTTAAACTACGCTATTTAAACATTGCACAGGATAAGCTAATACAGCTTTTAAATCCTCATTTATTAACAGATCTACAGACACTTAAAGTTGATATAACGCTTCTAACAGATAACGATGTAGACACGCATTTTAAGAGTTATTTTATACCCAACAATACAACGCTTGATTCTACACCATTTGGTGGAGTATTAGGTGTATTAGGTATTCGGGTAGCTAATAGCAATTTTATACGCAAAATATCCTTTGATATGGCAAAAGATTTTACAACGGGCTACTTCGGCTTTAGTGCCACAGAGCCTGTATACTTTGCCTTTAAAAACAGAATTTATATTTATAACACAACAGCAAAAGTTGATTGTTACTTTATTAAAGAGCCAACAGCATTAGTAACTGCAAGTCCAGCAGTAGATTGTGATCTAAATGCTATCTTTCACGATGCTTTAGTAGAACTTGCTGAAGCAGAGCTGTGGAGACTGTCAAATAACCAGGCACGTAAACAGGATGCAGAACAAAGAGCGTACGGGATGATTGGTAGATATAATCAGAATCCAGCAACGCAAGTTGTAGGAGAAGGGTTACCATTTGATCAAAGCTCTTCTAATAGTTTAATAGATCCAATTTATCCGAATCATCCTATTTAATGGCAGAACTTATTGACATAACAGACTTTGGCGGAGTTGTAACCAACGTAGACGTAGAAGATCTGCCAGAACACATTGCTCAGAATATGGAGAATCTCCGCATTCGTGATGGGAAATTAGAAAAGACATTCGGAGCGGGACAACCTACAGATATCCCAAGTTTTGCATTATCGCAGTTAAATACCAAGCTCAGTAAGAGTTATGTGGTTTATAACGTATTTACCTTTATATCCGACAAGTTTACTACAAAAGAATACCGTTATATCCTGGTATTAATTGATAGTAGTACGAAAGAGGTATTGCTATTCTGGTATGATCCTTCGTTACCCGCAATAACAGATCATCTTCAAGTAGAAGATAATATTTTCTGGTTTAAAACAGAATCTTCATCTGGGTTAACTACGGGCAAAGATGTTATGATCGTTAACGCAAAAGATAACAGCAGTAATGCAATTGCCAACACTGATATGTATGGAGATATTGAATATATTAGCTCAAATGAGCATCATATTAATGTAAGTCAAGCACCGACTTGGGGAGGGAGCTTTTTTGCAACTTCAAATGATACGGGCTGTCGATTAATAGATTTAGGTGGTAAACACGGTACTCACTTAGCATTATCAACAAACACGTCACAGTTGGATAATGGACAGAGTACTTCCAGTTTTAAAAATATAGCACTTTTAGCATTAAATGGTAAGGTGCTTTGTATGTATAGTTTTTCTATTGAAGCTGGACAAAATGCATTTGATAGAATATGGACTACATTAGGTAGTAACCCCTCACCATTAGGAAACTCAAATTATGTTAACCTTGTAGATTCAAGTGATTATACATCAATGTATGTTGCCAGTATGATTACTTTTAATGATGCTATTTATGTTCATTATAGCGGGATAAAAAGTGGTACCAGTAAAATATCAAATTTTATATATAAATATACGGTTGCATCTAATGGTACTATATCAGAAACATTGGTCAACGATGACTTCTTATCTGCCCTAACAACTCCTTCAGCATCAGCAAGTGTCCCTATAAGTTACTTTTACACATTTGAAACAGGAGATTGTTTTTTATTAATTCCAGGAAGTGGTCTATGGAAAATGGCTACTACTGACAGTGCTTTTAGTGTTGTCTCTGGTACGCCAAGTAATACATCTGGTTACTCTTGGATAGGAATGACATCAATTACAAATACAGTATCGGGTACTGCTAACTATTTAGTATTAGCTGAAACAAAATCAAGTGCAGTTACTCATAAATTACATTATGGATTGTATAATTCTGTAAGTGGAAATTTTACTTGGACAGATTCTGGTGTACAAGATAATACCTTACACTATATAGATAAAATGGATTTTGGAGAAAATTCAAATAAGAATGAATCATTAGTTATTCATACAGAAAAATCAGATACAACATTATATGTCCAATACAGCACTGCAAATAATTCTAATATTGTATTAGCCTGGGCAGATCTTTCATCCAGCAATTTTACAACTACAACTGTTATTACGTTTATTAAACACTCTTATAAAAATCCAAATGGCACAAAATATCTTCATATTGGCACAAATGATTCGGGCGTTTTTGGAAGTGGAATGGTTCACGGTAGGCTGTATAGAATAGACACAAGTAAAACTGTCTCTCCATTAAATGATAATAATCCCGATAGTTATAAAGGATGGAATCCGACTTGTTTTGATGATGTAGTTACTGGATTTTCCAGTGGCAACTATTTCTTTACTCACGCAAAAGCACACATTGGTGCTTATGGTATTGAGTATAGTACAACAGCTTCTGTCGCAAAATCAGCATTAAATAGATTTACTGATATTGGATGGGGTTCTGGAGCCTGGAATGGTACAGGAACAGTAGATTATAGATGGACAAACTTAAACGATAAGTACACCTTTCCAGAAATATCAGAAACAAATGTTAGCTCCACTTCAACTATCTATCACAATACAGATAAGAATCCAATTGTACCCACAAATGACACTGTACGATTTATTCCAGGAGCAATTGGCAGAGTATCAAATACAGAAGCAAAATCATTATGGCTGGGATATATAAGTAGAACTTTGTTTAATGGTACAGTAACCATTGCATCTGATTGGTATGGATATACTAATAAATTAAATAATCCATTTAAAGTAAAATTAAAAAAAACATATACTGCTTCCGATGCTTTACACGCTGGGCAAACATTAAAATATAATTGTACAGCCGTATATGACGGTGTGCAAGAAAGTTTATTTGATAAAAATGACGAACTTGTTATAACAGAACCAGATACAAATAAAAAAATACACGAACTTGAAGTAGAGATTGCAAACATAAATGATTTAAATAAACGAATTACAGGAATAAATTTTTATAGATCTGTTGGTTCGTCTGGCGTATACAGTAATTATCAATTAATTGGACATATGACCTTTGTAGATAGCTCTAATGATCTTAGTAGTGTTCCTTCTGCAAAAAATGTTGGTGTAAGATTTTTTAATAGTGATATTGTTCATCTTGATCTAACTACTCAAGGCAGTTCAGCGGTAGCTCAAGTATTAGCTATGAATTATAGTGAAATTATGGGTAATAATAAAACTGCTGTGAGTTTTGGTGGTGGGTTTGATGGTGTTGATCAAGCATACGAGGGAGAAGATTCATTAGCTCCTGGTTGGATAAGTGCTGGAACCATTAGACCAATGAATGCTACTCAAACTTATATGGTTATTAATTCCAATGCAAGTGTTGCAAATAGCACTAACTATATTATTGAAATACCAGATAGTATAGGTGAAGGTATTCAAACAGCAAGTACAGCACTTCCAAGTGTCCCTTTAGGTTCTGCTTTAGACACTGGATTTACATTAGCTAATCCTCACACTTGGAATCCAGACACAGTAACAACATTTACAGTTACTGCTGATATATCAAATGTTATTAAAGTAGGAGACAAAATACAATTAGGTAGTCATACTGCCTCCACTATTACTATTACTGAAGTAACGACCACCTCATTTAAAGGTACTTCCACTGTAGGCGGTACAACTATTTCTGGTAATGTTAAGTTAGTAGATGTTGCCAGTGGTGAATACATTGTTACTATTACGAGGGCAGTACTAATTACATACGCTGATCAGATTTACGCAGATACGGCAAATCCAGGTGGAACTGGTGCTGGGAATGGAGTAGCTCATAGTAATGGCGTTACAGTAAATAAAGTTCCAGTAGTTAATTATATAAAATTAGATTGTGATAATGATGCAAGTTTTAGCAATGGTTATTTAAATGATTCTGGAAGTTTTGTAGGTACGTCTTGGTCGTTAAAAGAAAAATCTTGGGGGCAATATGATACAAGGTATCACGATAATGGAAATTTTGGTGCTTATGGCGGTTCAGCGGTTGGGCTTGTTTTATTTCCTAATTTTGCAACAGACTATCCAAGTGGTATTACAGAAAACCTTCTTACTGGATCTATTATAAATTGTGGATCAAAATCAATAGAGATTGAATCAAATGGAGTGTATAAAGCTGATTTAGGGGGAGTATGGGTTAAGGCAACAGAACACGTTGGGACATTGACTGCGGAAGGTGAATTATTACAAGGTTTTAATGTTTCATCTGCTCAAGGATCTTCTACTCCAGGAGTAGGATACGCAAAAGATTCAAATAAAATTACTATTACTTGTAGAGATTTTCGATTAGAAGATCTTGGAGAGACTCCTAACCAAACTATTTATAGTAACCGTGTAAATGGTCAATATGCAAAGCAGTTAAAAGGAAGATTATTTTTAGGGAGTATTTATCTTAATCCAGAAGGTAAATCAGAAGAAAGAAAAGATTGGATTGCTTATAGTGAGTTAAATCAG